TGAAGAAGATGATCGCAGGACATTATACGAACGTCTTGAGGGAAAAGTGCTTGTAGTGATTGTTGATCATAAAGATAAAGCGAAAAATATTTACGGTACCGTTACCCATAATAGGGCAAGAGGCACCCATTTGCTCGAACCTATGAAGAAAATTGTTAAAGAACTCATGGACGAAGGCAAAACAGTTGAAGAAATCGGAAAACAGCTTGGAATGAGACCGGAGGAGATCTTCCGATTGTCAGATTTTTCAAAAGAAGACTTCTTGAAGATGATGACAAAAGGGGTGACGGGCTATTCAAAAGCTGAATTTATTACAAAAATTTAATATTGTTCTACGACATATAGAACAGAAAGCAGGGAGAGGGAGTGCAACCTCTCCCTTTTGCATATGCCGAAATAAGATGATGGAGGGGAGGGGTGTCCATTGGCAAGGGCAAGAAGTCCCAACAGCATTGAGGCTGAGGAAATGTATAAGAACGGGATGAAACTTGTTGACATTGCCAAGAAGTTGGACGTCCCGGCCAGCACAGTTCGGCGGTGGAAATCAACACAGAATTGGGACGGAAAGACAAAAGGAAAGAAAAACGAACGTTCGCAAAAGAAAAAAGCGAACGCTCGCCATAAAGGTGGACAGCCTGGGAACAGAAATGCAGTTGGAAATAAGGGAGGTCCACTGAAACCGGGAGATAAGATTGCGGAGAAGCATGGAGCGTATTCCTCTGTCTACTGGGACGTCCTTGATGAATCTGAAAAAGATATGATCGAAGATATTCCGATGGATGAAGAAATGCTCCTGATTGAACAGATTCAGCTCTTTGCCGTGAGGGAAAGAAGGATCATGATTGCAATTAATAAATACCGGAACATGAAAGGTGAAGTATCCCTGTATGGATTCAACCGAAGCGAAAGCAAAAGGACATTCAAAACAGAAGAGGACAAGCAGCTCTATGAAGAACGCATAGAGAAGAAAATATCTGCTGAAGAACGTCTGCCGGGAGATATGTATAACATGCAAACCACGATGGAAAACAAGGACAATATGATCGCCAGACTTGAAAAAGAGCTGTCAACTGTACAGTCAAAGAAGACCAAGGCTATTGAAGCACTTGCGAAGCTGAGACTTGAAAAGCAGAAGATTGCCGGAGAAAGCAAGGGCAATGAGGTTGTTCGTGCATGGGCCGAAGCTGTGGTAAAAGCAAGGGAGGGAGAGAACAAAGATGGATGATATACAGTTCTCTGAATTCCTTGATGAAAGCATACCGCTGTGGCGAAATGATCCGGTTATGTTCTTCCGGGAGGTGCTCAACTTTGAACCTGATGAATGGCAGGCAGAAGCTGCAAGAGATTTGGCGGCAAACCCGAAGGTCAGTATTAAATCTGGACAGGGTGTAGGAAAGACTGGCCTTGAGGCAGCAGTATTCCTGTGGTTTATTACCTGTTTCCCATATCCAAGAATCGTTGCGACAGCACCAACCAAACAGCAGTTGCACGATGTCCTCTGGTCTGAGATTTCTAAGTGGATGAGCAAGTCTGAGTTGCTCTCTATGCTTCTGAAATGGACAAAGACATATGTTTATATGGTTGGCAATGAAAAGCGTTGGTTTGGTGTTGCTAGGACTGCTACAAAGCCAGAGAATATGCAAGGCTTCCACGAAGATAATATGCTTTTTATCGTTGATGAAGCTTCCGGTGTTGCGGATCCGATCATGGAGGCTATCCTTGGTACCTTATCCGGATCAAATAATAAACTTCTTCTGTGTGGAAACCCAACACGAACATCTGGAACATTCTATGATTCGCATACCAGAGACAGGGCACTGTATAAATGTCACACTGTATCATCTGCAGACAGCAGTAGAACAAACAAAGAAAATATTGATTCGCTCATAAGGAAGTATGGATGGGATTCAAACGTAGTCCGTGTCCGTGTCCGTGGAGAATTTCCGAATCAGGAAGATGATGTATTTATTCCGTTAAGCCTGATCGAGCAGTGCAACAGTAAATTGCTAGAACTTGATGATTCAGCTGGGATGCAGTTTGTATCACTGGGGGTAGATGTGGCCCGTTTCGGAGATGATGAAACGATCATATATCGTAATTATCATGGTCATTGCAAAATAGTCCGAAACAGGCGAGGACAGAACCTGATGGCCACTGTAGGTGACATCGTAAAGGAATTCAAAAAGATATACAGGGAGTATTCAAAGTATGAAGGCAAGGTGTATGTACAGATTGACGACACCGGTCTTGGTGGAGGTGTTACTGACCGTCTGAAGGAAGTTCGGAAAGAACAGAAGCTGTATAAGATGCAGATTATTCCGATAAATGCAGCAGAAAAGATTGAGACCGATACGGCAGCAGGTAAAGAAGCAGCTGAAAAGTACAATAACCTGACCACCGCCATGTGGGCTAGCATGCGAGATCTTCTGGATAACAAGCAAATTGTAATTGAAGACGATGAGCAGACGATCGGCCAGCTTTCCTCCAGAAAATATACAATGACGAGTAACGGAAAGCTTGAAATCGAATCAAAAAAGGAAATGAAGAAAAGGGGGCTGGATTCCCCCGACCGAGCAGATGCTCTTGCTTTGGCATTGTATCTCGGAAAGATCAAGAAACACACAGGCACAGCACCTGGAGCCAAAGAATTACAGGAGCTGACCAAAGACAATTACTGGGGCTGATATAGCCGGAAAGAGGGGTGATGAAGATGAAAGAGTATGGACGGATTGGACAGAAACGATGGGAAGGACAGTTTTATGAGGAATTTCTTCCGGAACTGTCTGGAATGCGTGGGATAAAGGTATTTAAAGAAATGAAAGAGAATGACGATACCGTTGGAGCCATTCTTTTTGCAATTAAGATGATGATCCGGCAGGTTGAGTGGCATGTAGAGCCGGGAGGTGACAGTGCCAAAGACAAAGAAGCTGCAGAGTTTGTTGAAAGCTGTATGGACGACATGCAGGCCACATGGACAGATACCATTTCGGAAATCCTGTCATTCCTACCTTACGGTTGGAGTTTCCATGAGATTGTATATAAGCGCCGAATGGGTAAAACAAAGAACCGAAGATCATCAAGCAAATACTCTGATGGATTGATAGGCTGGCAGAAACTTCCTCCGAGAGCACAGGATACCTTGTATCGCTGGGAATATGATGATAGTGACAATCTGATTGGAATGACACAGCAACCGCCTCCGGATTATGGACTGTTTACTATACCGATGAGTAAAGCAATGCTATTCCGAACGGAGAGCGTAAAAGACAATCCGGAAGGTCGGAGTATTTTAAGAAACGCATATCGCTCCTGGTATTTTAAACGGAGAATCCAGGAAATTGAAGCTATCGGAATTGAGCGAGATCTTGCAGGTCTGCCAGTTATTCATGCTCCTGAAGATTTGGAAATATGGGATAGTCACGATCCTGACATGGTTAAAATTAATGGAGCACTTATTGCCATGGTAAAGAACCTTCGCAGAAATGAATCTGAAGGGCTTGTTCTTCCGCATGGATACGAAGCGGAACTTCTGAGCACCGGAGGCACAAGACAATTTGACACCAATGCAATCATAAACAGATACGATACGAAGATTGCCCAGACAGTCCTTGCAGATTTTATTATGTTGGGACATGAAAAGACGGGAAGCTTCGCACTAAGCTCTGACAAGACAGAATTGTTTTCTGTTGCGCTCGGAGCTTTTTTAGATGTTATTTGCGAGACGTTCAATAACCAGGGCATTCCTTCGTTGATAGACATCAATGGTTCCCATTTTGATGGGATTGAGGACTATCCTACACTCGCCCATGGAGATGTGGACAAACGGGATATCACGAAACTGTCAACATTCCTGAAGGATATGGTCGGCACGGGAATCTTGATACCTGATGAAGAATTGGAAGATTATGTCAGGGAGGCAGCAAACCTGCCGGAAAGAACGGAAGTTCCAGATTCCAGAGAGAAAGATGAACGGCGAGAAGCACAGCGCAGAGCACCAGAAAAGACAGCAAACGAACCTGATGAACCAGAGGTGGATCCGGAAGAGAATCAAGATGCTGAGGAAGCCAAGAAAAGGTTAGGCAGGTGATTTGATGATGCGAAAAATACGGCCACGATCAAGGGCTGTTAAAAAAAGCGAAGAATCACAGAGAGTACTGGATGCACTTGACGCCTATCTCGAGGGAAATATTGATGAACCAGTAAGATGGCTTGTTCGATTCTGGCAGGATCAGGCAGCAGTCATGCTGTACAGAGAACTGCGAGAACTCGTAATAGGAGAAACAGATCCGGAAAGCCTTTTTGATATATGGTTCCAGGATTATTCGAAGATGCTGTCAGAAAAAATGACACCTGTATGGGAACAGGCGTTTCTTGAAGGGTGGAAAAACAATTCTCTCTTTTGTGGAGCAGAAGATGTAATAAGCTCTGAGAGCTGGGTTCGAAGCTGGATTGTTGATCATACGGGAGATTTGATAACAAATTGTTGTAATGAGCAGGTGAGCGCAATTCGGTATCTGATCGCTGAAGCTGAATCTCTTAATATGAGCAGTGCTGAAACGGCAAGATATATCCGGCCAACAATAGGACTGACAGAGAGACAGGCTGCGGCGAATCTCAAATATTACAACTCCATCAAGGAAAGACTGACAACGGATCATCCGAGAATGAAACCTGAGTCAA